TATAAATTTAACCCCTTTGTTGATAAAGCTGTGTACCCAGTTGGTACATCATACTCAAATATTCCTATTCCTGATGCGTTAGTTCCTGCACTAGCTACTGCTGTTGTTCCGAAGTAGCCATTACCGAAATTAACTTGGAAACCTAAACTATTACTTGTCCAATCTCCTACTGATGGAAAATAAAAACCTGTAGGTGTTGTTGATGGTGAAGCTATTGAAATAGCACCAGTTCCAGTAGAGCCTGATGTAGGTACTCCACTATTTTGCCATGTTCCATTTTTAGAAAAATATAATTTATTATTTGTGCAATCTAAAGCTACACCTATCACATCATTCAAGGTAAAACTATTTCCATAAGAAGCACTATTACCACCATAAATCTTATTTCCATTATATGAATAAATAGCATAATCATTTGCGTTTGTTCCTAAAGTTGTTCCTGTAGCTGTAGTAAGTTTAGATGCAATTCCTATAAGTGCTGTACTAGAAGCTAAAGAGGAAACTTTTACTTCCCAATAAAATTTACCAGTATTAACACCTAAAGTCCCAGTGTTATAAGTTGATGGACTAGAATCAGTTGCGATTGTATTATTTCCATTAGTAAATGTAGAACCTGCAAAATAATTATCTAAAGGATTCATTGTAGCAAAAACATTACTTGGACAGTCTTCAGATTTTGTAAGTGTACCAGTATTTAAAGTTAAATCATTACTGTTAGATGATTGGTCTGTAATTGTGTTTCCATCTTTTAAAACTAAAAATCCATTTGTTCCCATTGTAACTGTTGGAGAAGTATTTATTTTCCATTCTCCTGTCGTTGCATCTGTAGAACCAAATGTTGATGCTTGATACACATAACCATCAATGTAATAAAAATGTGAAAAGTAGCCATCAAATTGTTTATTTGTGCCACCCTCATGTCTTCCAATAACTTGTGTATATCCAGTTTTACCTGTTAAGAATTGGTCGCCTGACATTGCAGTTTGTGTACTAAATGAAGTTTCCTGAACTCCATTAATATATAACTTGCATCTGTCATTACCTGTTTCTGTTAAATCATTTGCAATACAAATATGATACCAAGCGTTTACATCTCTAAATTTTCTATTAGTTATGTATCTTAAATTTGTACCTGCATCATCATTTTTTATATCTAAAGTATCGTCAGATTGAAAATTTATATAAAAACTATATTGTCCAAAGTCAGCAGTATAACCACAAAAGAAAATAGTTTGGTCAGTACCTAACTTACTTCTTTTTACCCAAAAAGAAAAAGTACATTTCTGAACACCTGTTGATGATGTTGCAGTTCGTTTAATTGAAGTTGTTGCCATGATTAATTAAATTGTCCTCCACCTGTTGCACCGAAAGTAGATGTCATAGAAAATTCTCTATCTGTAGTCTGTCCTTCAGCGTCTGTTAATCTTATTGTAAACGTATATGTTGTTGGTGTAGTTGATGCACCACCAAAATCTGATGTTGTCAAAGCACCTGTTGAACTATTTAAAGTAACACCTGCTCCAGTTAATACTGATGTAGTTTCAGAAAAAGCTACCGTACTATCTGAAGATCCTGCAATTGTAAATAGTGTACCAGAAAAATTTCCAGCAAAAGAACCTATTGATCCTGCTCCTGTACTAAATGATGGAGCTGTAGATGCAGTAAAAATTGCGTTTGTACTTCTTGCAGCTCTACCATTTTCTAATTCTATTCTAACATAATAAGTTCCTGATGCTAAAGTACAGTTTACTGAAAGTGTTGTAGCATTAGTTAAACTAACTGTATTAGAAGATGTAATAGCACCTGTATCTGATTTGATAAATTGTACTATTGGTATTCCACTAAAATTTGTTCCTGTAATATTTACAGTTGTTGCACTAGCTGGTGCAATCGTTTGAGATACATTCGCTACAGTTGGTACTGTAGGTTGAGGTACTTCTGCAAAAGATAAATTACCAGAACCATCTGTTTTTAAATAATAACCATTTGTTATAGAAGATGGAAGTGTTAAGGTATAACTTTGTCCAGCAGAATGTGGAGGTGATTTAATTGCAACTCCATGTGAATTTTGTGAACAATTTAAAGTAATTTTACCATCTGCTGAAGAACCATCTCCTCTAGCAACTAAAGTGTTTGCATTAACAATAGCTGTATTAAGTGTTTTACCTGCCATTGTTGTAGGTAATCTTGCGTCATTTAAAGTTCCTGATGAAATGTTAGCAGCGTTAATAGCAGCTACATTAAATGTACCAAAACCAACGATATATAATATATCTCCAGTTGCAGCACCTGATGCTAAAACTACTGAAGATCCACTAGATGCTGTGTAATCTGTAGGATCTAAATGTACACCATTAAGATAAACATCTATATATCCTGAATCATAAGCAAGAGTATTTCCATCTGCATCACTACCAGTAAAAGTAGTTTGATTAGAAGTTGCTACGTATTTAAATCTAGCAGATGTACCATTTACTGAAGATCCAGCATTTTGCCATCCAGAACCTCCATAAACTTTTAAAGTATCTGAACTTGTGTCAAAATATAGGTCTCCAGAATTTAGCGAACTTGTAGGAGCTGATGATGCTATTCTATATACTTCTGCAAAGTTATTAATAGAACTTAAATTATTTACAGCAGTTGTTACATTTGCAGAGTTTGCTGCTAATGTATTTAATCCACTTATTCCTGCAAGTGTATTCATATCAGATACAGTTTGAGATGTACCTAAAGTATTCATATCTGCTACTGCATCACTTGTTCCAAGTAATCCTATTTGAGTTGCTTTTCCAGCAACTGTAGTAACTTCAGTAGCTTTTGGAACTAATCTATGAAATGTGTAAGTATTTAATGTTGTAGTTGTTTCTACAATCATTCCAAATCCAGAACTGTAAGTTGTACTATTTTCAGTTCCATTAATAGTAACTGTAGAATTTCCTACTGTTCCATTTGAAATAGATATGACTCCACTACCACTTGATGTATAATTTGTTGAAAGTGTTTTAATACTAACAAGAGTACCAGTTCCATTATTAACATCTGGATTTGCATTAGGAAATGCTAATTCATTTGCTATTGGAACAAAACCTCCAACATCATCTACTAAATCTATAATTCTTGCATCAATTGCTGCAGTAGTTGCAACATGAGTATCTCCAGCTGACCATGTATTACCTGATGCAATTGTTTCGCTTGAATCTTGTCTAAAATATCTAGCATCAGAACCAGCTGTAGTTAATAATGTAACTTCGTCTGGTGTATGTCCTGCGTGTTCAGCAGCTGTTACTAAAACTGCGTCTGCTATTTTACCAGCAGTTATTGCATCATCTGCAATTTTTGCTGTTGTAACTTGTGAGTCTGCAATATGTGCTGTATCAATACTACCATCTACATAATGTTCTGAATCTATTTGATTATCTGCTATTTTAGCATTTGTAATTTGATCTGCACCAATGTGTGCAGTATCTATTGATCCATCAACATAGTGTTCACTATCTATACTATCATTTGCTATTTTAGATCCATTAATTGAATCTGCTTGTATTTTTGCAGTAGATACTGAATCATCAGCTAATTGAGTTGTTCCTATTACACCACTTGGTATAGATGTATTACTTTTTGAAAGAGCTGCTATATATACAACTAAAGACTCACTACTTAAACTTCCTGAATCCCAAGTTACATTAACTGTAGTATTTGATGAAAAAGATGATGAACTTATTGTTCCAAAAATTGTACCAGGCGTTGCAGCTACTGCTTTAATTCTTCTACCTGCTTCATAAATTGCAGTTACGTTTGCTCCATTAACTGTAAATGATGTTCCACTTGCATATGCAAATGTATGAGCTCCATCACCATCTCCATAAATAACCCATTGTGAGTCATTGTACCATTCTCTTATATCAGCAGCAACAGCACGAAAAGCATTGTTGATGTTTGAAGGCAACATTCCTTCGGCAATAGATACACCTCCTACTGATGTATTACTACCTGCTGTACTACTATAGTCTTTTATTCCTGCCATTTATTACTCCTAATTCATAAACCAGCTGAATGCTTTATCGCTTTCAGTATTATTTTTGTTAATTAATTCGTTCACACTTTGTTCTAATTGTCTTTGAAAGAATTCTTGTGATTCAAAAGAATATCTTACATTATCTATATCTATTTTATCTGCCATTATCTATATCCTGCTTTTGATCCTATTATATCTATACCTTGTGCATGATTAAATGTTGTTCCAGAAGGTATTTTAACATTTGCTCTTATATATCTTCCTGATTGTCTAACAGGATTGATACCATTATCTACCATTGTAGATGAACTAGATTCTATTTCTGTATCTGCTAATCTTTCTCTAGTTTTAACAGTAACAGTTGATACTGCATCTACTATTGGTCTAATTCCTTGAATGTTAGTTCTAACACCAGGAAATCCTTCAATTTCTGCTGTTTCTATTTCACATTCATTAGAATTACCTGAAAAGATTGCAGCTTTAAAATCTTCATTTATTGCACCTAAAAACATTTGTCCACCAGACCAAAAATCTGTATCTAGTGCAGCATTAATATCATCTAATGATTCTGATATAATATCCATTAATTCTACTGTATATGCTCCTACAAATTGTGGAAATATTACACTACTTTGTGCTTTTGCCAAAGACCATTTTTTAGTTGCATAATTGTAAATTATAATTTTATCGCATATTCCACCAGATGATACTGCATCTTTACTTGGATATGCCCACATAGCTAACTGATTAAATGGATCAGTAGCTGCTTTAATTCTATCTGTATATGCTTTGTTTAAATCTAAATCAAAAAATCTGTTTACTTTTTCTACACCAATAGGTGATACGCTATCACCATTTATTTGATAAAAACCATCATCTGAATAGAAGAATACATCTCTGTTATCTTGACATACTGTTTGTCCATATACAGCTCCTCTATTTGGTGAGATTACTGATAGCCTAAATACTACTGCTCCACCAACATAGTCCATACGAATGATTTGATTTTGCCTAAATACATATCCTACTTCTCCAGAAGTAACATGAACTATTTTACCACCAGATCCTGGTAAGTCTTGAAAGTCAGATTGTTTACCTGACCATGCACTTATATCATTAATGCCAGACCAATGTATTCTATTAGTAGCTGTACTAATATTACCACTTACTAAAAAATCTCTAACAACACCTGATACTCTAAATAAAGGTGTAGTACCTGCTGATTGTATTGCATTAAGATTTGCAAAGTTTGTAGATGTTCCCATTAAATAATATTGTGGTTGATCTACTCCATTACTTGCAATTACATAGTTACCAAATTGTGTAAATGTAAAAAAGTCATCTTCTCCACCAGTAAGTCCTGATTTACGAGATGTAAATGTTCCTGATGCTAATTGAAATATATCTGTTTTAGTTGCTACAAAATTAAAAATATTATTAGCATTATCTCTAAATGATCCTGCACCTTTAGCATTTTTTCCAATGTTATTATTAGAATATGATACTAATGATGGGAATCTTTTATAAGATCCCAAAGCATGATAAACATTAGTTGCTACGTTAGCACCTTTCATTCCATGTTCTGGTTGATCAGGTAGCCATTCTCCAAAAGGTAATTGCATTATCTAGCCCTATAAAATGATAAATCGGTTTGAACATCTGTTCTTTGTGTAACAGGTGCTCCACCATATGAATCTTGTTTGTCATTATTTTCACATCTTTCCATAGCAGATATATACATCTGTAACCATTGTTGTACTTGGTTAGGATCTATACCACCTAGAAAGTTTGCTGCATGATATAATGAACCATACAGGTATATTCCTGGATGATTATTTAAAATGTAATTTGATGTATTAGAATCGCTAAGAGCTCCAAAACTTTTATAATATGATAAGTACCCAGTATAAGAAGAATCAGGGGCAGGGCCAAAACGTAAAGTTTCTGTTTCATTATCACTTTCAATTGTATAGACTCTAGGTCTAGCAGTTGTTGATCCAGCTTTAATCTCAAACATATTATGTGGAGTTATGTATTCTAAAACATATTTAGTACTAGCAGATAATATGTATAAAGATCTTACTGCAATAAAACCAGTTGGAACAGTTTCTGTTTCAGAGTCTATTGTAATAGCATCTATTTGTTCCATCTGTCGTATTCTTAGTTTAGCATTAAAGTCAGCTTCAGTTAGTGCAATAAAATCTGCAATTTGATTAGTCAAATCAGATCTATTTAACCAATCTGCTATAGATGATTTTAATCCTGAGAATGTTGTTAATGCCATTATAAATTTCCTTCAGCTGTTCTGAAATATCTAAACTCATTACTATTAAGTTTAGTTCTCATTATTTTTCTTTGAATATTTTTTTGGTAATTGAAACCAGTTATTAGTTCCATTATATTCTTTAGCCCATATTGAAAGTATTAAAGGTGGTATACTTGCCACTCTTTTCATTTCTTTAGCTCCAGATATATAACCAGAATCATGATTATATAATGCTTTGTTTCTTTTTAACAAAGGGTTTACATCTTGAGAGTTATTAATAGTTAATTGACCATTAGACTCTTGAATGTATTTAGTCTTTACTCCAGCATCATATTCAACTGATCTTACTTTACCCATACTATTCTGATAGTTCTGTTACGTATAAATTGACTGATCCAATTACTGCTACTTTTTCTCCAGGCGAAACTTTAAAACACTCAGAAGATTTTGCTTCTAAGAAAATTTTAGCGTTAGTTGCTGTTGGATTAACTCCAAATTCTATATGACAATCAGCATCAGGTATTACTCTAATATATTCAATATTAGCATTAAATGCAGATGATTGTGCAGAAGAACCAGAAGATGTAACTTTTTGCGTAGTCAAAGGTCTCATTGCGTAGTTCATGTTTTGTTCCTTATTTGTTTTGGGGATGTTTCCATCCCCATAATTAATTATCTTCTTATAACAAATGTTACTACTAATTTTTTAGCACCAGTTGATGCTCCATCAGTAATCATTTCAATTGTTCCATCTTCTAATACTTGATTAGCTGCTGTAGGTTCTGCTGTGTCTACAGTTCCTGCTGCTGAACCAGAGTGTGCAACAGTTATGCCACCACCAGTTACTGCAGTTCCACCAATTTCAAAAGATATTCCTGCATTAGCACCAGAGATAGCTCCTTGTAAGGCAGTTATAATTTTAATAATTTTTCCATTATCTGGTACAGGTACAAAAGTTGATGACGCTGTACTAATATCAGCAATAGTTGAAGTTAAAAAATAGTCGTTTAATGTTCTCATTGTGTTCCTTAAATGTTCCGATCTTAACCTATCTCAGATCTTCATTGTTTAGAATCTGCTAGGGGAGCAGATATAAGGTTACTCCCCTAAACAGTTATATTATTATGATGTAGTTAAGTCTGCTATTAAGCCAGACGCTGCTTCATTTCTAGATTCTAGAGTTGCTTCAACAAGAAGCTGTCTTTTCTCTGAGTCACCAGTTTTAGCAAGTTCATGCATTGAGAAGTCTCTCAAGAACGCAATTCCCCAATATTCCATGTCTAGTACATAAGCGTCTCTATCTCTAGAGAATCTATTAGGTACTACTTGCAATTGACCAAAGTCAGATGCGTACACGTCTACTGAAGTGTATAAAGTTGCGTCTGCACCAGCGTCAAATCTAGTAGAATTACCAGTAAATCCTGATAATTTTTGCTTGTTGAAAGGCCCACACATAATCATAGATGGGTCTCCACCAGCATTCCATACTGATTTAATTACTGATTTTAATTGAGATTCTGTGAATGCTCTTTGAGTTCCATCAGTTCTAGCAGTGTTTCCAAGACCAGATCCTGTTGTACCATCTGCAGCTTTGTCATCATTAGTGATAGTCCAAGCTCCAAGCGTTCCCATTTTTCTCGCAGTTGATGCATTACCAGCTACTTCAGCAATGTTGCCTGTAATAGTAGCTTCCATATCTCTTTTAAGCTCTTTAGCTCTTTTAGCGATTTGGTATGCGATTTCAGATGCTCTACCTGCTTTATCAACAGACTCTTGAGTTCCAGTAATAACTACAGTTTTATCCATAATTTGAGAACTGTTAGAAAGTCTAACTGTTGCAGTTGATGCATCTAAAGTTGCTTCATCACCTTCAATAACAGCATTGTTAGTAGCT